TCGTGCTTGCCGGGCATCCCGTCCATGGGGTCGTGGTGGTAGTCGATCCCGCAATGCGGGCAGCGCAGCGTCGCCATCTCGGCAGCCGCCATCAGGTCTTCGGTGTCGGGATAGACGAGAAGGCTGAAGTCCGGCTCAAACTTGCCGTGGCACTCGACGCAATCCCAATACCAGCGACGGCGGTCGCCCCGGTTGTAGAGCGCGAGGATGCCGCGCGTGGGCGGGGCTTCATGCTTCGTGGAGCGCACCCACTTCGGGTTCTCGACGGCATAGCCGGGCGAGGATTCGGCCACGCACATGCCATGGCTGCGGAAGGAGGTCGCGCGCTTTCGGGCGAGGTCGAACGGGTTGCCCTCGCCGTCCACGTCGTCCGGCATACGGTCATAGTCGGTCAGGAACAGCCGGGGGATCGGCTTGCCCGACAGTTCGTTGATCGTCGGCCACGACAGGGTGAGCATCATCCCCGACTTGTAGTGCTTGTCGAAAGTGTTGTCGGCGCTCTTGGACGGGGCCAACATCGCACCGACCTGCTTCGAGTTCCGGTGCATCCTGTCCACCCGGCGCATCGAGAAGTCGCGCGCCGTGGTCTGCGAGGTCTGCACGAGCATCATGTCGGCGGGGTCGCACATGACAGAATAAGTCTGCCAATTCAAGAACATCTCCGTCTTGGCGCATTGCGCCGGGCCGCTGAAGACCGTGCCGGTGAACTCCCGCGACTGGAACGTGTTCATCGGCTCGATAAGGTAGGGCGTCAGGTCGTTCTTCAGCGGGCCGACGTAAGCGCCGGGGTTGTTCAGCTTGCGGTATCGCTCGGCAGCCTCGGCCACGGTCAGGCGCTCAGGCGGGCGCGCGCTCTTGGCCGCGTCCACGACCAGCGACTCGATCGTCTCATTGAACAGGTGCCGGGCGTTCATACCATGTCCTCGATCTCGGCGTCTTCGGCGTCTTCGTCCGCGTCGTCGGCCATGATGGTTTCGATGCGCTCGGAGTCGCCGAACCGTTGCTCAAGTTCGGCCAACTGCGGCCCGGTCATGTTCTCGTTCATCTGCTTCACGAGGGCGTCGAAAATCGCACCCTGAAGCGCATCCGACATTTCGATGATGATCCGGCGCTGATCCTCGGAAAGCTGGACCTGCCGCTCGACGGTATCGGCCCAAAGCTGGACGGTGAACTTGATCGTCTGGAAGGTGCTGCCGAGCACTTCCCTGATCTGGTCCGTGCGCCACAGGTCGCCCGCGTTCTCCTCCCACTTCTGCCGCTTCAGCATGGCGTCCCACACCGACTGCTGAAGCGCCGGGGGCAGGTCGCCCTTCTTCAGCGCCTTCATGTATTCCTTCGTGCTGAAGGCCGGGGCCACGAGGAAACCCGCCGCCGTGCGCAGGTCGTAGAGGTGGACCTTCATCTTCGTGCCGCGCGTCTTCGTCGCCTTGATCGGGCAGCCGCGCAGCCGGTAGCGCACGGTCGGCTCGGGCATCTTGAACGCCGTGGACAGCCACGCCGTCGTCACGCCCTTGGCGGTCAGATCGCCGTCTGCGGCGAGCCGGTGATCCACGCCCTGCTGGCGGGACTGCCGGTGCAGGTCCAGCCGCTTTTCGATGCTCTTAGCCATGCGCGGCCCTCTCCAACTGCACCATGACAGCTTCCTTCAATCGGTCTTCGGTCGCCTTCCGGTTCCGCAGGACCGGCAGGATCAGTTCGTCGGCGGTGCCCTCCGCGATGATTCGGTGCAGGAACACCCGGTCGCGCGTCTGCCCCGATCGGTGCAGCCGCTTGAGGAACTGCATGTAGAGTTCATGACTCCACGTCAGCCCGTACCAAACCGAGATGTTGGACCCGGCCTGAAAGTTCAGCCCGTGGCCCGCACTGGCGGGGTGCAGCAACAGCATCCGAATCCGCCCGGCGTTCCAGTCGCGCATATCGCTCGCGCTATCACCGAAAACCCGGACGTAGGGAAACCGCTTCTTGATCGCATCTTTATCGAACTTGAACGAGTAGGCAACCAGCATTGGCGCACCCGCACTCTCCTGAACGATGGATTCCAGCGCGTCCAGCTTCTCGGTGTGGACCGGCACCGCGTCGCCGTCCTCGGTATAGAGCGAGCCGTTGGCGAACTGAAGCAGCTTGCCGGTGAGCACACCGTTGTTCACGGCCTCGATCGTCTCAGGTTCGTCCCGGTTGTTCACGAGGTCGATCGCCATCTCGCGCTCAAACTCGCGGTATCGCTTCATCACGGCCCGGTCGAGCCGGACCTTATGGTCGATCTCGACCAGCGGCGGCAGCTTCAGGTAGTCCTGTTCGCGCAGCGCGAAGAACCGATCCTTGATCCGGCTCATGATCTCATCCTCGGAATGGGCCAGAGGTTCGATCGTATGGGCGTACTGGTTCTCCACGAACCACCGCTGCTTGTAGGCCGTGATCGACGTGCCGAGGCGTTCCCCCTTGTCCACGGCGTACATCGGCCCCCAGAGGTCGATCAGGCCGTTCGGGGCCGGGGTGCCGGACAGGCCGACGAACCGTACCGTCTTCGTGCGCACCCGGTCGATCACACCGAGTTCGGTCAGGCGCGGCGCGGGCATGGTGCCGTCTGCGCGGGGCTTCGGCTTCGAGCGTTTCCGGCCCGCCTTCAGGCGGCTCACCTCGTCGTAGATGATCGTGTCGAAGGGCCAGCGCCGCAGGCCGATGTATTTGATGAGCCAGCCGAGGTTTTCCCGGTTGACGATCGTGATCTTGCACGGCCCGAAGCGCAGCGCGGCCTTCCGCTCGGCCTCAGTGCCGGTGACGATCCGGTAGCGCAGATGCCGCGAGAAAGACCACTTCGCGATCTCCTCGGGCCATGTGTTCTCGGTCACGCGCAGCGGCGCGATGATGAGGACGTGCTTGGCCTCGCCGGTAGCGATCAGGTCGGACACGGCCTTCAGCACCGCCCCGGTCTTCCCGAGGCCCATCTCAGCGCCCAGCAGGACGCCCGGCAGGCTCTTGATCGCGTCCACCATCCAGTTCTGGTAGGGGCGCAGGTTCTCAGCGTCGAGGATCGTCTTCGGCGGGCCGTGGATCAGTTCGATCGCCTCGATGTCGGTCAGGTGCTTCGGGAGAACGGTCTTCACACAATGTCCTTCCAGTCGTCGTCCAGCGGTGGCCCGCCGTTGTGCCCCGGCAGCAGCCAGAGGATGCGCAGGGCGTCCGTGGCAGTATCGCAGACATGCACCTCAATGCCAGCCTTCCGCATCCTCTCATGCTCAACGGTCTGGCCCCGGCGAGGCGACTCACCGGGGCGCTTGAACTCGATGAAGACCGTTCCGCGATCAGCGCGGGCGAACAGCCGGTCGGGTGCGTGGCGGCGACCCGGCCATTGGACCTTCCGCACGTAGTAGCCCGCCATCTCGGCGCGGCGAACGACCGGCATCTCGACGGCAGACTCCCGCATTACTTCGGGCCGCCGCTGCCTCGGATCGTGAGCGTTTTAGTGCTCGCGGCTTCGGGGTCGGCGTTTTCGAGGTTCACTTCGGTTTCCCGCGCTTTCGGTTCAGCGCCGCCGGTCACGAACCGCCCGTCGAAGAACTCGGAACAGGGCCGGACCCAGACCGTGTTGCCGATCAGCGTCTTGTAGATCACCACGGGGGTCATGTCGCTCTCGCGGATGCCGAAATGAATGATGCGGTAGTGCCTGCCGGTCTTCTGGTGGGTGTAGATCAGGTCGGTGAAGTGGGCCATGTGTCAGTCCTTGATGAAGTGGGTGGTGATGTGCCCGGCGGAACCGAGCGGCAGGCCGGGTGCCCAGACAGGCACCTCCTCCATGCATTGAATGAGGACCGGCAGCTTGGCCGCAGCGTCCTCCTCGCGAATGAGCGGGGTGATCTGATCGTGGACGTGGAGTCGAATGTCCAGACCTTCCTTCTTCGCCAGCTTCATGCCGTGAACCAGCAGGTCGCGGCTGATCGCTTGGTCGGCGTTCTCCACGATCTTGCCCGGCGTGGTGTGGGTCCGCACCCATTGCTTCTTGTCGTTCAGGCCCTCGTAGGTGAGCGACTGGCGCATCTCGCCCCACGGCGTCTCGCGCTCCTCCAATTTCGGGCGCAGGTAGTGCAGTGGGCGTCCCGAGGGCAGGATCATACGCATGAAGGGGCCTTTGATGTCGAACCGGACGTAGCCCTCCTCCTGCGGCTTGCCGGTCCTGACGCACCGCTTGGCGGCTTTCTCAAGGGCGTACCAGTAGGACTTCACCTCCTTGAACTCGCGACGGAAGGTGTCGATCGAGTGCTGCGCGTCCTCCTGCGTGAACTGCTTGACGCCCATGCCCCACGCATAGCCCAGCAGGCCGGTCGCCTCGATCTCGCCCGTCTGGTGGTTCACCCGCTGCTGCCCCGCGCCCATGCCGTAGCCCGCGCCGAGCGTTCCGGGTTTGCCGATCGACCGCTTCGCGCCGTTCCCGAGCACCTTGTATTCGTGCCAGAGGTCTTCGTAGGGCTGATCGTAGAGGTAGGCCGCGAAGGCGAGATAGGGGTCGCGCTTCAGCTTGAACACGTCGAGGATTTTGTCGCAGTTGGCGAGCCAGCCGAGCACCCTGTTCTCGATCGCGTTCAGGTCGGCGTCCAGAAAGGTGAAGCCTTCGGGGGCCTGCGCCGCCGGGCGCAACGCCGAGGCGAGCACGTCGAAGGGGTTGCCGTGAACCATGCGCAGGGCTTCGAGATCGAGGTGTTCGATCGCCCGCGCGATTTGCGGCTGCATCGGCTCAAACCGCTTCTCGGGCCGGGGAAGGTTCTGCGGCTGGAAGATGCGCCCAGCGTATCGCCCTGTGCGGGCCGCGCCGTTCATCTGAAGCACGTTCCGCAGCAGGCCGTCGTCGTCGGTCGCCCGGTCGAGGGCGTAGTATTTCTTGATCGAGGTGCGCGAGGTTTCGGCGCGCAGTTCCAGCACCCGGTAGAGGTCGCGCTCCTCCTCGGGATGCGCCGCGCCGTCCATGATGCGGTTCCCGATGTCCGCGAGCGCCTGCGTGATGTGGCCCTTCTTCATGTCCTCGTAGGGGTAGCCCTGTTCGCGCAGCCACGGGAGAAGCTGCTTCACCGAGTTCGGGTTCGCGAGGCCGGTGATGTCGGCCATCTCGTCCAGCGCCTCGGCGAGCGCCTGTTCGTAGATGCGCAGCGCGTTCGTCACCATGGCCCGGTTGATCGGAAGCCCGGCCCGGTTGATCTCCTGATCGAGAAACCAGAGGTCCCATTCGTCGGCGCTCATGTCGAACTTGCGCAGGCGGCGGTAGATCGCGCGCTCGGATTCCACGTCCGATCGGTTATAGGCGAGGTAGTCGCACCAGTCGTCGGGGTCGTCATACCAGAACACCCGCGTCGCGGGGTTGTTCTTCGACGGCTTTCGGGGGAACGAGAACTTCCGCATCAGGGCCTTGCCCCGGCGGTCCTTCTGCTGATCCATCGGCAGGCCGATGACCTCACCGGCCTTGCCCAGCGACCCCGGCAGCGAGCAATGCAGCGCCAGAACCATCGTGTCGCGCCACTGGCGAATGTCCACCGGCAGCCCGAGGGTGTGCTCGATGATCTGCATCTCAAAGGGCGCGTTCCATGCCCACTTGATGACCTCGGGATCGACCAGCGCCTCGGACAGTTCAGCCGTCAGCGGCTCACCCTCGGCGTGGGCAAGCTGCTGGATCGGCGCGTCGTTGAAGGCGAAGGCGGTCATCAACGCCTCGGTCGAGGTGTGCCGCGCATAGACGGACGACCCGGTGTCCTTCAGGTTCATCTCGGAAAACGTCTCGAAGTCGATATGCAGGCGGTCGGGCATCAGGCGTCTCTCAGCAGGGCGGCGATCGCCTCATTGTATTCACGCTCGGCGGCGCGCTCGGCCTCGTCACGGGCAACGCGCAGGGCGAACGCTGCGGCGCAGAAACGCTCGGCTTCCTCTCGGGTGTCGAACGCGGCCATGACGCGGGCGATCATCACGGCCTTCACGCGGCTGCGGCCCCCGCCAGTCAGCACTTGGACGCGGCGCGGCGTGACACCCACGACCTCGATCGGGTGCGGGTTCGCATACTGCGGAAGGAGGGGGTGGCGCAGGACGGCCCACTGGCCGGTCTTGGGGATCATGTCAGGAGTCCTCTCGTGGTGGCGGGGGCTGCCCGTGAACAGCCCCCTATGATGTATCAGATCATGTCGTCGTCATCATCCTCCTCGTCATCGCTGAAGTCGCCGCCGATCGACCCCTCGGTCCCGGCCATATCGTCATCGAACTCCTCGTCAACGTCGATCGAGGTGCCGCCGAACGGCTCACCGTCGCGGAAGAACTGGACCGCCTTGACCTGCGCGTTCAGGCGCTTGCCGTGCTTGTTGTCCTGCGCCCAGATCACGAGCACCGCGTTCACGTAGCAACCCGAGTAGGGGGCGTTCTTGCCGCCGCCCTCGGCCTCGATCCACTTGCCGTTGCCGTCCTTGCGGTTAGTAATGACGGACGGGCGCTCGTTCAGTTGGGCGTTGGCCGAAGCGTAGTGGTTCCCGGCGTAACCGTCCCAATTCTCCTGATCGCCGTCGCGGAAGAACTTCCGGTCGTCCTTGATCTTGGGCCACTTGTCGGGATCGTCGCCCCACTTTTTCGCCTTGGCCTCGTCGCCCGCCGCCTTGATCGCCTTCAGGATGGGCATCTTCTTGCCCTTGAAGACGCCCTGCATCTCCTTCGCGTCTTCCTTGGGAATCAGGAAGTTCGCGCCCCACGTCTCGCGGATCGTGCCGTCGTCGTTCTCGGAACGATTCGGCTCGTACAGCTTCTCGAAGGAGAGGCGCACGTTGAGCAGGGTGACTTTGCCGATGATGTCTGCTTTGGCCTTCGCCATGGTAGTCTCCTAGATTACGTCGTCTTCGTCAGGTGCGTCCGGCAGGTCCGACAGGGCATCCCGTATCGGCTCACCCGGATCAGTTTCAGGGACGAGGATCGGCCTCGCTTCCCCCATCTGCACATACCGGGCGTAGACTTCCCGGTACTGCTTCTTCCCGACCAGCTTCTCAAGCTGCGGCGGGGAGATCAGAGCGCGCGGCAGGTATGCCTCGTCACCCAGATTCTTCTTCAGGATCACCTCGGCGCGCACGGGGTCGGTGAAGGCGCGCTTGCCGCGCCGTCCGGCGACCATCTTCATGCCGGGCACCTCGCGGCCCATCTCGGCGTCCTTGTAGGCTTCCTCCTGAAGCTGCTTCAGGTACTTCTCGATGGTGCCCTTGGACAAGAGCACCTGCGACCGCTGTTCGGGCGTCATGGCCCGGCGCAGCGTGGGTTCCTCGCCGACCATGAACTCGGTTTCGAGGTCATCGAACTCCAAGCCCATGAGGTCGGTCAACCAGCGGGCGCGGGCCTCGCAGGTATTGTAGCGCGCCGCCGGGCAGAAGTTGCATTGCTTCTCGCCGGGCACGAAGGGCGCATCGGGGTCTTCGGTCAGCGCGGCGTCCTCGCGAATGCGACGGCCCTCGCGCAACAGGTGCCCCATGGTCGTCACCCACGTTCCGCCACCGCCGGGCGCGCGGGGTTGCTCGATCATCACCTGAACCTTGATGTCCTCGGCCCAAGAGGCGTTCCGGTCGGGGTCGATCCCCCGGCGACGCGCTTCCTCGGCGAACATATCGCGGGCGATGTCGGACCACGTTCCGAGCGCATAGAGGATCGCTTGATCGTTCTCCTCGGGATGGACCGGGACGCCCTGCCCGTATTTCCAGTCGAAGACGGTGATCGTCCAGTTCGCGGGGTCGAGCAGCGCGGCGTCGGTCGTGCCGAACTCGCCTTCGCCGACCCATTCGGCAAGGCTCACGCGCTTCTCGACAAGAAGGGTGGTGGTGTCCGTCTCCATGGCCCACAGCAGGTCCAGACCGGCCAGCATGTTGTCGGCCATCTCGTGATCGAACTCAAGCCAGCCGAAGCCCTCGACCTCCATCCCGTCACCGACGAAGCCGTGCGGCTCAAGCCCCATTTCGAGGCAGTCGGCGGCGAAGTCGTGGAAGACGGTGCCATAGGCAGCTTCGATGCCAGCGGTATTCGGGTGGCCTGCCGACGCCCGAACCGAAGCCGGGCATTTCCGCCAGCGGTGGGCCGTGGAAGGCCCACGCTTCGAGTGCGCAATCTCGTCGGTGTCGGACATGAGGTTCAGTTCCGTGTCAGGGAGAAGGGAACCCCCGGCGGAAGGGAGGAGAATCCGCCGGGGGCTGGGCTTAACGAGCCGTATAGACCGAGCAGCCCCGCCGACGCTCGATCTTCGGGTCGTCCACCTTGTCGGCGAAACCCATGTTCCGCAGTTTGGCCCCAACGACGTGCGGAAGCAAGACCTCCGCGCCGCCAGCAGCGCGAAGGCTGTTCAGCGCGGTCTTTTGGGTGTGGGTCAGTTGGTCTTCGAGATTACCCATTGTTCACTCTTTCGTTATGGGTTCAGTTGACCTCGGGGAAGGCTCCCCGAGGCTAGTTCAGAGATAGTTCAGACGACATCACCGTCATCGTCGCCATCGTCATCCGAGTCGGCCATGAACTCGGGGGTCCGGCCCTCCTCGAAGTCCTCGACGTAGCCGAGGGCTTCCGCCAGCTTGTCGCCGGGGATCGCGGTGAAGCGGGCGACATCGTAGTGCTCGATGATCTTGCCGATGTTCGCCTTGCGCTCGGCGCGCTCGGCCTTGTCGCCGGTCTTCAGGTAGGTGGTGACGCGCTCGGCAGCCTCGGCCACGGAGATTTCGTCGCCGTCGCCTTCGCTCTCCTCGGCAGCGGCCTTCTCGGCAGCAGCCTTGTCGGCGGCGGCTTTCTCCTTCGCGGCCTTGGCCTTAGCAGCCTTCTCGGCCTTGGCGGCTTTCTCGGCGTCGGCGTCCGAGGTGTCGGCGGCGGCAGCCTTGGTCGAGGTGGTCTTCGCGGACGCCGCGCCAGCGGCCATCTTGTCGATCGCGGCGGTGTGTGCCTCGGTGGCCTCGGCATTGCGCAGGAGGGCGGCGGTCAGGTCAGCGATCATCTTGTCCATGGACATGATAGGTCCTTTCAGAATCGTTCGTTGCGGTAGGCGTTCTATGTGCCATGACGACGACGGGGTTGTCAACGTCTGGTTGGCTACATATAAAGGTCTGGCGACACATGCAAGAGGGAAACTGAAAATGCCGATCTATGCCACCCCTGAAGACGCGCAGGACGACCTGTCCAAGCTGCTTCTGAAGACGGTTCCTGAAAACAAGCACGGGAGGAAGACGATCACCCGCCTTGCGGAACTCTATCCGCTCAAGCGATACTCGATCCAGAAGTGGATCGCCCAGCAGCGCGTTCCCGCGTCTAGGGTTGACCGACTGGTAGCGATCGGGCGAATTGGAGTCCCCGAGGGCGAACCGGGCCGCGTGAGCCGGAAGGACTTCGAGCCGTTCGTTTACAACTACTGAACTGACTCGCTACGGTGGCAA